CTCGATATCATCGAAATCAACATCGTTCAAATAATTGACAAGCCCAAGATTGAACGAATCCCCGACGATCAAATCCTGATCGGGAATAGCCGACCAAACCGGCACATTGTTCGCCGTGGTCGTGATATTGAGCGCTGAAGACTCCGCGCTCGTATTACCGGCCGCATCGTATGCCGCCACCGTAAAATCGTAGTTTGTGCTCGGGGATAGCCCCGTCGCAGAATAACTCGTGGTCGGGTGCGCCACTGTGTCAATCGCCCCGCCATCACGAAATACCTGATACCCCGTAACCCCGACGTTGTCAGTCGACGCACTCCAGCTAAAACTAACCGAATTTCTGGTCGGCCCGGCCGTTACGGCCAAAGACGTGGGAATGCTGGGCGGCGTCGTATCGCCCGCAATCTGATCCGCGATAGAGCCGATTACGCGCACAGTTACCTCGGGGTATTTAATCGTGTAGACGCCGTCGCCATTCCTCGAAGCAGATTCGACTGCCTCCCTCTCCTGTCGGTGCCGGCTTACAAACGCACTATCGAGCCACAGCTCGATATACCCGTGCGCTGTAAACGTGATAGGCATTAAAAAGTCCGGCCTCCCAAGGAAGGGAGGCCGGAAACCAGGGGCTAGTCAGAGTCAATCGAGCCGATCGCAACAGCGTTCGAAAGATCGACAACACCAGCCACAGGAGGGGAAGCTGCCAAATCACGCGTATTCGACACGACGACGAAAATGCCGTAACCATCACTAGCCGTAGCGAAGATTACGTCACCGACTTTCAAAATATCGGCGGCATTGTTCGCGTAACCCGATGCGTCAATCGCTCCGAGAGCCGAGCCCGAATCAACGAAAGCAAACAGCGACGGACCGCTTCGATTCTGCGGGCCGACACGCTGAAGATTTGCACGAGAGTAAGCCATTGTGTGTACCTCTTAAAAAAGTTGACCGAGAAGCCGCTTAAGCGCTCTCGTAGCTCTGGACTTCTACGACACCCTTGGGGTCGATGACTGCAGAACCAACCTTGAGAATGCCCTGCGAAAGCCAGGATACCCGCTCGGCGATCCAATCAGTCATAACGCGGAGGCCCACACCTTCGGCCAAGCCAATGGCTGCTTTGTCGTACGCGAAGCACAGGCGAATATTGGACGAACCGGTCGGCAGACCACCTTCAACGCGATCTTCAATCACCTTGAACGTGAAGCCGAACGCATGCTTGTTGTTGAGATCCGCATCGACGAGTGCCTTCATCGTCTGATAGTCAGCCGACGTAACTTCCGTTTCCGAAAGCGCGCCCTCGAGGCCAGCCGCATTGATCACAAAATAGTGATCGCCGCCGACGGTCTGTTGCGCCATAAGATACCGCTTCGCACGTCGAAGTTTCGGCGCATTGATCAGGCTGTCTGTGCCGCCGAGATCCTCGTCGACCGTACCAGCGATACTCGAGGCCGCGTCAAGAGCCGCAATGACAAGCTGATCTTCTGCACGACCAAGAGCCGAAGCAATACCCACCGCGAGCTGAGCACGCTCGTCGATATTGGTTTCGGCTTCGTCGAACAGGTCGGTGTAGTCGCCCACGCGCCAATCCGACAACGTAGCCGCAATTTTGGTGTGAGTCGCGTCAGCCGGCGTAATGAGTTCCTGAGAACTATGCTGAACGGCAGTCAACGCACCGAACTTACGGAAGTTATGCGCATCGCCGACAACACCAGTTTTCAACGTAACTGTGGGACGTAGCGTACCGACGCCTTGATAAGCCTGCTTGACGCTTGTGTCAAAACTGGCAATCGCAGCATTGGAAGTGGTGGTGTATGTCCCGGCCAAATTGATAGACATGGTTAAAACCTCATGCGAGTAAACAAAGGGTTTAGCTTACGGTGCTTCCAACCGCTTTGCGCTCGATAGGGGTGCCGGAAACCCGACCCTAACCGCACTCACCGCCGTATCGTGGCGGAGCCCGATTGGTCTTGATTGCCGACGCGTTGCGCGGTCCCGGCACTGACCAATGGAGATATATAATAGCACATCGGGGCAAGCCCCCGATGTGCTATTGCAGATCAGCCCGGCGGCTGCTTCCGTTTGTAGAAGTCCACCCACATCTTTTCGATCTTTTGGCGGTATTCCGAGTCTGTTTGATAAAGCAACTGCCCCTTCTCATTTTTCTTGCCTTGTGCTTCTCTAATAGCTTCCTCTTCAAGCACTTGGCCGCTGGGCGTGTCCGAGCCGGGGCCGGGCAGTGCGGGCGCCTGCGATTTCGAGATCAGCGCCTCAACCAACTGCAAAACCTCCCCCGCGTTCTGTCCGCTGGTAGCCGAACGTAGCATCTGATACTGCGACACCGGAAGGTTAGCTTTGCCCCACTGCGCGATCGAATTGATGCGCGCATCGGCGTTATAGCCCATCGATTTCTTTATCTCGGCCATATCGGGAATCTGGGCCATCTCGTACTGCGCCAACATTCCAAGCAATTCGTTATAGCCTTTTTGATTGAGCTGATTTTCCCCCGCCCAATCGGTAAACGCCGCCGCCAGCGGATGCGCTGTGTCGAACTCGACGCCGTCCGGCGCCTGAAATTCATATTTACCGTCTTTCGGGGCACCAACGAACGCACCCATGCGCTTCTCGAGCTCTGGGTACGCCTTAGCCTGTTCATCGACTGTTTTGTATCTGTCAGCCTTGAACCACTGAGGCGGGGCACCTTCACCCTTCACACCTTCAGCCCAAAACCATTCTTTCGCATTCGGGTCAGTAGGCGGCGGCGGGTCGGGTACCTTCGAAGGCTCAGGGATCAAACTATCCGCTGGCGCCGGCGCAGGGGCCGGATCTGGCGTAGGAGCCGGATCTGGCGCAGGCGCGGGGTCAATAGCGGAAGTCGGAGTAGGAGCGGGTTCACTCGGCTCAATAGCCGCGGCGGGTTCAGTCATTATCATCTACCTCTTCGGTGGAGGGTGCCGTCCCTATTGACGACCTCCAGTATCGAACTCAGGTATGCTGTTTAGCAATCTCAATCTGCTCTTCAATCGTTTTCACAAACGATCGCAACGCCTCGGCCCTAGCATAATAATCAAGCGAGGCTCCTGGCTGAACACGTACGTCAGCCAAGTGTTTCCAAAGCTTCAACAACTTTTTCGCTCTGGGATCTGTGACAAAAAGCTCATGCGCCTTGGCATTCTCGATTGCGTCGGCCTGCATGGCTTTGCGCGCTTCTGCGTATTTATCGTCAAACCAATCGTTACTCAACAGCGCCTCCCTGTTGCGCCTGCTCCATCATCGATTGAGCGATTTGTTGCGCCATCTGCTCAAGTTTCGTCTTCTCATCGACAGCGCGGATCATGCTCTCGTCAAGACCAGCCTTTCGGCCAACCCACTGCGGTGCATCTTCAATCTTCAACCCCAGCATCAATGGTCCGGGGCCGAGCGGAGCGACCGTCTGAACAGTCCGCTCAAAAGCCAAAAGATCCTCACTATCCTGAGACTTAGAAAACGGCGAATGGTATTTTACCACAACAGTTCTGCCGTCAACCTTAAATTTCGGGATTAAGCCTTTCCTCTGTAAAATGAACACCCCGCGGGCGACGATCTTGTCGAGCAGCTCCGACTGAATGCGGCTCAACTCCCCGTTCATAGACCAGAGCCGGTTACGGTCGTTGATACTGATCTCGGTCGCGCTCTTTACTGCGCCCTCGCTCGGCTCAGGGCCAATCATCGTTCGGCGAACACGCTCGCGCAGCGCCGTGATTAACGTCTCGCCGATCGCGAAATTCCCGCCGACATCGAGCGGCCGCAACGACGGATTCCCGTTATCGTTCGATGCCACTGGGATGATCGTGTTCGGCGCTAAAATTGCCGTGTACGGATTCAACACACCGTCGCTAACCGCAGTTGCCGGCGGGGCTATTTGTATAGCAGAGTGCCGCAACATGAACTCCTGCATCTTGTCAAGCGTTCGGGCGTCATTCAGCGCCAACATGACGCGGCCACGGCCGTAAGATTCTCCGGAAACTTTCGTAGCTCGCGCCACGATCATCGGACAGCTCTCTTCGTAATCGAACCGCCATACGTGCGCCTGCGCTTCTACCTCTGTCACTACGCCGTAATAACGCCGCGTTTCGGGAGAAAAAACTTCCGACTGCAAAATCTTGATTTTGGCTTCCGGGTCCGTTTTAATCTTGTCCTGCGTTGCAGTAGAAAGATCGGATTCCTTCAGCCCCGGATACATTCGAACAATATTCCGCGCGCAAGGTTCGCGCAGCATAAAACTCGTTTCGATAGTGCCGTCCGGACCCTCTTCCACCTCGATCGCCGATAACGGAACCGATCGGAACTTGAACGGCCGCTCGCTGGTCCCCTCGTCGAAAGACATCGCGCCCGTGCCGATCATCAGATCCAACGCAACTTCATTGATGACCGTGGAAAAGTTACTATTGTTCAAGAAACTGAAAAATGTGCGCGTAGCCTTTTGCAGCCCTTCCTTAATGTCGCCAGGCAACTCGTTTTCGTCTATCACGCCGCCTGCCTGCGCAGGCA